ACCTTTATATTCTTTATCTGAATATAATAAGAAATTTAAAAAATCAAAAAAAGAATATGAGACATGGCCTGGTAAAAGAAGTGATCCTCTAATAGATTACAATCCATTTCTTTATAATTTAATATTAAAAGAATTTTTTACAAAGTTTAGAATAGGGCAAGGAAGAGTGTATTGTGATGCAACTGTTAATTTAAGATTACAAAAAGACGACAAACATGATTGGATTCATACAGACACTGGAGATGGATATACACATACTTTAATGGTGTATTTGTCAAAAACAAATTTAAGTTCTGGCACTGTTCTTTATAATGAAAATAAACAACCGACAACAACTATAGGGTTTGTGCAAAATAGGGCTCTACTATTTAATGCTAGCATATGGCATAGATCACTTAATAATCATGGAACTAGTATAGATGATGGAAGATTAACTCTTAATTGTTTTTTAAAAATGTAATGATAAAAATAGAAGATAACATACTTGATAATTTACAGTTGAAAGAAATACAAAATAAATTACTTAACAATCATAGTATACCAATGTATTTTGTAGACTCCGTGGCTTATGAAAACGAAACTGATTTAGGTTGTTACTATCATGTGCATGAAGTGTATGAATATCCAAAGGGATGGCTAAGTGATTTAGGTCAAACTATAGCTCCTATACTTAAATATATTAAAGCAAAATCATTAGTTAAAATAAAAATTAATTTTTATCCAAGAACACACAAGATAGTTAGACATGGATTACACAACGATCAAGACTTTAAATGTAAAAGCGCTTTATTTTTTGTTAATGATAATGATGGATACACATACTTGAAAAATGAGGATATGAAAGTTGAAAGTAAAGCAAATAGAATATTGCATTTTAATTCTTATTATAAACATCATAGCACAACATGCACTGATCAAAATTTAAGATGCACTATAAACATAAACTATTTTTAATATGATAACTAATTTATTTGAAACACCAATATTTGTATCAAACATAGATGCTAAAAAAATAAAATTTAAACATGAAAAAATAAGTGTAACTAAAGATTGGATAAGTAAAACAGTCTCGTCACATAATAATAAAAACGTGTTAACAGAAGAGTCCACTAAGTATCTAATGGATTGCATTATAAAATCTTTAGATAGAAAGTATAGAAACTATGAAGTAGCTCTTATGAATATTTGGACAAATAAATATATAAAGGATGATTATCAAGAACCACATATACATCCATTTTCTACTTTTAGTTTTATTATTTACAAAAAAGTAACGAAAAGCCAAACTTATTTTTTATCACCATATAGAGATCTTATTGCGTCTTTTGATGTCGCTAACGTATTTGAATCTATGCACGAACTACAATGTCAAAATAATCAAATGGTTATCTTTCCTAGTTTTGTAAAACATGGTGTTCATAAAAATTCTGGTAACGAAACTATGGCGGGTAATCTTAAATTTAGGTTTAGAAATGAAAGTAATAGATAATTTTTTAGATAAGAAAACTTTTAATATAATTAAAGAAACAATGACAAGTCCAAACTTTCCTTGGTTCTATCAAAAACATTCAAACTTTGATTGGGATGGTGTAGCACAATTAACTCATGTGTTTTACACAATAGATCATGGAAATAAGAATAGAATAAACTCAGACATGTTTACTTTGATGGATCCTATTTTAAAAAAATTACATGCAGCTGGTTTACTTAGAGTAAAAGCTAATTTAACTTTTCCTTGTGAAGAGGGAAGTGAAGTGCACATGGACTATGAATATAAAAATGCAAAGACAGCAGTTTTTTATTTAAATACAAATGATGGAGGCACAAAGGTAGGAGATAAGATTATTAAATCAAAGGCTAATAGAATTTTAATCATGCCTGCTAAAACTCCACATTCTGTAATAAGACATACAGATTTAAAACAAGGTAGATTTGTAATTAACTTTAATTATTTTGATGAGTAATAAAATATATACTTTTAAAAATGCATTTCCTACAGCTTTACAAGATAGGCTGTATGATGCTGCGCTTAATTCAAATTATACTATTGGTTGGGCTGATACAGCTGAACCAGAAAAAAGAACACAACCTTGTATAGGAAGTCATTGGAATAAAGATGCTGTACACAAACTTGGTTTATTTAAAAATTTTAAAAAATATGTAGATAAAACTGTTTTTAAAAAATATTGTAAAATGGAAAACTTAAGTTTTGTGGTAGTAAATTTAACTAAGCCTTGCGATCCAAATTTTATACATACACACTCAGGTCAGTTTGGTTGTGTATATTATGTGAACCCAACTTGGGATTTAAACTGGGCGGGAGAAACATTGTTTTTTAATTCGACAAAAACAAAAGTTATAGAAACATCTTTGTATGAACCAAACAAACTAGTAGTGTTTGATGGTTCGATACCACATACAATCAGAGCTCAAAATATTACAGGACCTAGTTATAGATTTACGGTAACATTAATATTTGAAAAAAAATGAATTATAATTTTAACAATACTACTCCTGATGCAAAGAGTATTATTCACTTAATTGCACAACAAGGTGATAATTTAATTGGATTAGAATTAGGTGTACTTAAAGGTGAGAGTTTTTGTTGCATGTTAGATTCTTGTCCTAACATAAAAACTTTGTACGGCATCGATACTTGGGAACCTTATGATGATTATCTAGCAGCGGAACATAGAACAACACCGGTATATTCTGTAGATAAAAAGACACAAGAGGTTAATGAATTTTTAACACGACATAATATTAAATGGTGTAATAATGGACACAAAGCTAAAATAATAAAAAAAGATAGTAATAAATGTGCAAGTAAGTTTAAGAATAATTATTTAGATTTTATTTTCTTTGATACGTACATGACACGCGAACAAGCAATAAAAGATTTAGAATTATGGATACCTAAAATTAAAAAGGGAGGTCTTGTTATGGGCCATGACTGGGGTGCCATAGACATAGAAGAAACAGTTCTTAATTATCGAAAGAAACATAACATAAAAAATATATTAAGTGTTTATGACAACACTTGGGTTTGGCGAAAATAATGCGTTACAAAGAAAGTAAAACATTTTTATCAGAAGAACAAAAAAAGTTTTTAGAATGGATTTGTTCTAAACAATCTAATATACCTTGGTACTGGGAACCGAATGCTGCAGAGCCTAATGATGGAGGACATCATTTTATACACAAAGTAATTAATAAAGATAAAAATTATTACAATTTAAATCCTAATCAAAAGTGGTTTGAAGACATATTGTATAGCTTTGCTAAAGAACAAAAATTTAAGATAAAAGAAATATTTAGGTGTGCTATTAACATAACCTTTTTTAATGGAATAGTTGATAGAGTACCTGCTCATGTAGATCACGACTATGAACATAGACAGCTGTTGTTGTATTTAGATGATTCTTCAGGAGAGACTGTTATTTTAGATAAAAAGAAAAAACCTTTTAAAATAGTAAGGCCGGAAAAATTTAAAGCAATTTCTTTTGATAGTGTACCTCACTACCATTACTTTCCAATTAACAGTGTTAGAAGAGTTGTGGTATATACATTCAAATGATAGTAGATAGATTTTCTAAATATCTTACAGGCATAGAATATCCAAAAGAAAAAACTTCTTGGAATATTGCAGGTATGATAAAAGGTAGTAATGCTTTTTATAGATTTGATGTCAGAGAAATGTTTGAAATGCCAGATGGAACACCAGCACAGAGTGGACGCACTGATACGAAAGCTCAAAAAATGGTTCTTGAAGGTGAAAAAGAATGGCTTATTTTAGATCTTGAAGAGCTGCATGAATATATACGCAGAGAAAAGAAGAGAGAACTATACATAAACGATTTGATATCAGATCTAGAATGGACTATATTTTTAGCCAAAAATTAGTATAATGGTTCATTATGGCATTACAAAAAGTACAGTTCTTACCAGGTTTTAATAAACAGATTACAGACACTCAGGCAGAAGGCCAATGGGTTGGCGGTGATAATGTTAGATTTAGATATGGCACACCTGAAAAAATAGGTGGTTGGCAGCAATTAGGTAATAATAAGATAACAGGTGCAGCTAGAGCCATGCATCATATTGTAAATAGAAGTGGTCAAAAGTTTTCAATCATAGGCACAAACAGAATATTGTATGCTTATTCAGGTGGTGTGTTTTATGATATTCACCCAATTAAATCTACTACAACACTTACTAATGCATTTAGCACAACTAACGGATCTGCAATTGTAACCATAACATTTTCTTCAGGACATGGTCTTAGCGCTGGTGACATAATCTTATTAGATAATTTTACAGCAATTACAAATTCTAATTACTCAGCATCAGATTTTGATGACAATAAATTTATGGTGACTTCTGCGCCAACAAACTTAACAATAACAATTACCATGCCGTCTAACGAGACAGGATCAGGTGCTACAACATCCGGTGGTATTAGAGTTCAAACCTACTATCCCGTAGGACCAGCAGAACAGCTACCAGGGTTTGGTTGGGGTCTAGCCACTTATGGTGGTACAGTAGCCAACGCACTTACAACAACTTTAAATGGAGCAATCAATGATTCCACAACAACGATAGTTTTAACAAGCGTGGTTAACTTTCCATCAACAGGTACAAATCACATACAGATAGGATCAGAAGAAATATCTTATACTGGAATCTCAGGTAACACACTAACAGGCGTGACGCGAGGAGCGAGAGGCACAACAGCTGCATCACATTCTGACGGTGCAACAGTTACAAATAGTTCTGATTTTGTGGCGTGGGGCGAAGCTGCATCAGGTGACTTGGTAATTGATCCAGGTCTTTGGTCTATCGATAACTTTGGTGATAAGATTATTGCTTTAATACATAATGGACAAGTTTTTGAGTGGAACTCAAATGCATCAAACGCAACAGCAACAAGAGCTACAATTATTTCTGGCGCGCCAACTGCATCAAGAGACATGATTGTATCTACACCAGATCGACACTTAGTTTTCTTTGGAACAGAAACAACGATAGGTGATCAAAGCACACAAGATGAAATGTTTATAAGATTCTCTAATCAAGAAGATATTAATACTTACACACCAACAGCTACCAATACTGCTGGTACACAGAGACTTGCAGATGGATCTAGAATTATGGGAGCAGTTAGAGGTCGTGACGCTATTTATATTTGGACTGATACTGCATTATTTACTATGCGTTTTATTGGTCCACCATTTACATTTGGTTTTGCACAGGTAGGTACAAACTGTGGATTGATAGGACAGAACGCTGCGGTAGAAGTAGATGGAGCTGCTTACTGGTTTTCAGAAAATGGTTTCTTTAAATACGCCGGTGCCCTACAATCAATACCATGTTTAGTAGAAGATTTTGTTTACAATGACTTAAACACAACAGCTAATCAACTTATTAACGCTGGAATCAATAACTTGTTTGGTGAGATTAATTGGTTCTATTGTTCTTCTGGTGCAACAGTCATTGATAGATGTGTAACTTATAATTACATTGAGTCTACACCTCAAAGACCTGTTTGGACCACAAGCACATTAGATAGAACAACATGGCAAGACTCTGCTGTATTTGGTAAACCACATGCTACAGACTACGACGCTGACTCTAACAACTCTTATGATGTTGTTGGTAATACAGATGGCTGCACAATCTATTACGAGCATGAAACTGGCACAGACCAAGTGACAACTACAACCACAACAGCGATAACTTCTAATATTGAGTCTGGAGACTTTGATATTAGTCAAGGTGGTGACGGTGAGTTCTTTGCAAAGATAAGAAGATTTATACCAGACTTTGTATCTCAAACTGGCAACACACAGATTACATTACAATTAAGAAACTATTCTAATGACTCACAATCAAGTTCAGCGCTTGGTCCATTTACTGTGACGTCATCAACAACCAAAGTAGATACCAGAGCTAGAGCCAGAGCTATTTCATTAAAAATAGCAAATACGGCTGCACAACAGAATTGGAAGTTAGGTGGATTTAGATTAGATATACAACCAGACGGAAGAAGATAATGGCAAAAATAGTACAGATATTAACAAGACCTAGTCCAGAATACAGACAAGATGTTGCTGATGCTCAAGTTCGAGATCTTGACAGTGTTATTCAAAAATTAAATACAACATATCAACAAGAACTAAAGGATGAAGTTGACGCTCAAAACTTCTTTTTAA